TTACGCTTTCAACGCTTCAATCTCAGTCTGCAGCTGGGCGACATGCGCAGTGAGACTATCGACAGTATCCATAAGAGCGAGAATGGCCTCATGGTGCAACGCTGCCGACAGGCCGAACGTGTCGACCGTTTTCGCGTCCTCAACAACAGAGTCATCGCTCAGCTTGATATCACCTGCAACCGTTACTGCTTGCGGGAATATAGCCTCAACTTCCTGAGCAATGAACCCATAGCCGTGCAACCCGTTATCCAGGCGGTCCCATTCACAACCTGATATAGAACGCATTGCAGTTAACGGATCAGCAATACGTTTGATATTATCTTTAATTCGTCGATCGGATGCTGGTTGCCAGTTACCCACAGCCTGACCATTACGGTTGAACATCCAGGAGACGCTTCCGCCAGGCCCATCAATGCCTATAGCTACGGAGGCAACCTCATAATCGGTTGTAGAGTATTGACTGAGCATGTAACCCTGCGAGTTCGGCCTCTTCATCAGCATTCCACCGAAATGCGTGCCTGCCGAGCCAGGGTTGTACGTCATTAATTGTGTTGTGTGGCCGTAAGTGTTATCGAGCACAATGTAATCGCCCTTAACGGTACCACCAGACTTACCATTAATCGTATTGAGTCGTGCGTCGTTGCCCTGCACGAATGTCCCGGCAGTCGTGCCAAACGGGGATGACGTGCCTGTGCCACCATTAGCGATCGGAATGACGCTGGCTGATGTGAAGTTTTCGTAAATAGCAAACGTGCGGCTACCTGCTACGCCGGACATGACAATGAAATAACTTTTCCCTGATGCCGACTGCGTGAATTGAGTAACTAGCATGACCAGCGCTGTAGTGTTTGCACGGCCACCAAGCACATTGATGTTAGTTGGTGACGAAGTGCCAGCATAAGCAAGCCCTGCCGGGATGTTCGTCTGGTTAGACGGCAGGCAAACATGTTGAGCTCCGGGAACAAAGTTAAACGTCTGCCAGTCCATAGCGGAAACCATTGGGACTGGAATACCGATCCCCAGGTCATTCAGCGCCTTTGTGCCCAGCAACTCCCAAGGCGACCAGGTTGTACCGTACAGGGTGCGCTGCCATGTAAAGTTGAACGTGGTAGAGCCAGACGTCATGTTGGTAAAACGCTGTAATACCGTATTGCTGGCATTGCGCAGTATTACCTCACAAATACCAGTATAAACTGTTGTCGAACCTGAAATAGTAGGGGCATTGGTTACAGTATTAGTTGTGGCCCATGTTCCAGGTAAAACCAACGAGTTCAGGTCTCCTGAATAAAAGCCAGGACGAGTATTAACACCTAGTAACTTCCATGTATCCCACGGGCCATCTGTCCCGCTCCATGCTGCAGTAAGCGACCTGATATATATGTTTCCGCTGCCAGTAGTATATCTCTGAGTACAACCCTGTAGACCTCCTGGCATGACTTCAAGCACGCCTGGACCTGCATCCTCAGGAAAGTTATAAGCAGCAGTAGTGTTACTGGTGACTGATCGGGACCAAGCCCCAGTAAACGCCGATGTAGGTCCATAGGTGTTAAGGTTGGCGTTTGCCGGGAGGTTGCCGCGCCACTGCAGTGCAGAGTTCACCAGGCCTGACATCTTCACCCATGAAGGCCCGGATAACGGCCGCCCCGCTGGCGAACCGTCAGGAAGCGTAACAGTAATATCACCAGTGCCGGAATAGAAAGCCTGCCAGTTGGCGTTCTCCTGCAGCACCCGGCGCACCGACTCGGCTGTCTGAGCGGCCAGTGCGGCGGTAATGCGGTTGAGTGCCAGCTGCGGAACTGCAACCCAGGCCAGTCCGGAAGTTGTCGGACCGGTAAATGGATCGGTCAGTGTGATCGCGGTATTACTCGTTACGGCGTCAACAAATAGGGTGAAGAATATACCCCCGACTGTTGCGGTAATGACGTCACCTGATTTCAGATCTGAGGTAAACGCAGTGCCGGTACCGACCACTGCCGTAGAGCCGTTAGTAAGCTTAATTATGCCTGCGGACATATTTGCTCCATAAAAAAACCAGCCTGAGCTGGGTTCTGTAAGTCGAATAAAATTGAGGGAAAGAGTTACTGTTCTGACTTAATCGTATGCTGCGGTATTAATGGCGGTAATTGTCCTGCCCGTATTGGTGCCACCTGCACCGCTACCCTGGCCGATCTCATTCGCCTGCGCGTTAATTCTTGTCGTGCTGCCGTTGTACATTGCGCCAGCGTAACCCGTAACGCTGATAATCACAGGCTGGCCCTGAACGGTAACCTGATACAAAGCAGAGCCAAGGATCGTTGGGGCCACGGCATAAGAACCATTCAGCGTCTGATCGATGTTAATGCCTCCACCAGCGCCGACCGTCCCGATGGTCACAAGATCGCTAAGCACCCGGCTTTCATTCGTCAGCACCAGCTTTCCTTCTGCATCCCACACCGCCATACCCCAGGCGGGCTTTGTCTGCGGGAAGATGGCAAACACGTAAACGGTCAGCGTGTGTGCGTAACCATTCGGACTCCCGGACCCGGCCCGTATAACCCCACCGACACGGGTGGCGGAAACGGTGGCGTAGTTGGATGTCTTGCAAAACACTATCGCCGGATAGCTCGGGTCAATCGGTATGTCAACGTTTGCAACCTGAGCACTGCCGGAAGCCGATGAACCAACCGTGACCCGCTGATACAGGCAAAACGGCGTTGATTGCGGGGTTACAAAGGGGTTTCCATTTTCCAGAGAGATCATTGCACCATAAGCCATTATGCCCTCTCCATAAACACGATAAGCTCACACTGGGACGCGGCATAGTTGCCGATCCCTATCGCTGACGCTGGCGATACGGTGATGGTGTTCCCGGATGCCTCAATATGACGGCCAACAGTCGTGCCGCCAGCATCAAGCGATATTGCAAAGCCAACCTTCATCCCCGCGGGTACCGTATAAGACCAGCTACCGGAGGTTTGCCCGGAAGCAAGCGGGATGGCTCCAAGTACTGAGACTGGCTTAATCCCGTAGTTGTTTGGACGCCCTGCGGCGTCCCATATCTGAACACCAAATGCCATCAGAATACTCCATCGAGATAACCGATCTGGACACGCAAAACCCCATTCGCGTCTCTGACCGAAATTTTCTGGTTGGTCTGTCGCATCGACCCTTGCCCCGCCACCGAACCGTTGTTTTCGAAAGCCCCCCCTTTATCCAGTCGCCAGCCAACCGAGCCGGGGACGTAGTTGGTTGACTGGATATAACCCGCAATCATAGTGCTGGTGATTGTTCCTTCCTGGATGAATGCGCTGTTCAGGAACACCTGTCCACCAACAATAGCGAACGGCGAGTACATATTTGCGGTTCCGTTGCCGGAAAGCATCACGAACTCATTGGCATTAATCGCCACACGGGTAGTAATGGCGTTTCCATTCGCAATGACTGCAACGCTTATCCCGGCGTCATAGTAATTGCCGTTATATTTCACCCCAGCCTTCAGGGTATAAATGGCATTGGCACTGCCCGCATCAGCATACGCCGTCATTTTCTGGTTGATGGCTGACTGCTGATCCGAAAACTTAGCCGTCACCTGTTGCTGGTATTGCGCGAAAGCCTGGTCGGCGCTGGCCTGCGCCTGCTGAATTGTGGTGATGCTGCTGTTCACCCCTTTGAAGTCAGCCGCCACGGTGAGCTGATATTCAGCAAAAGCCAGATCAGCCGTGGCCTGAGCAGTTTTAACCTCATCAATTTCCGCCGCGTTATCGGCAAACTGAACAGCAACCAGCTCCTGGAACTGAGCAAACGCCTGGTTTGCATCAGCAATCAGAATCTGTGCATTAGAGATTTCCGCATACGCCGCGCCGAACTGCTGGAAGGTAATTTTTGCCCCCTGAATGCCCGCCAGGGTGTTCTGCAGGACGCCTGCGATGTTAAAGTCGATCTGTTCCGTTAATGCTTTGCCATCCTCCGCCGACAGCACTTCGTCTTTAATGGCATCCAGGTAATCACTGGCCTGATCACTCGACATGCCGCGCACCCAGTCCGTCCAGTCGCCGGTGTTGCCGATACGATCGACCAGGCGGGCGCGGTACCACTGACTGACCCCGGCCCGCATTGGCCCGTGCTGGTAATGTGTCGCCGGGTATGGCACCAGCGCCAGTAATAGCGGGTTAGCCTTGTCATCCGTTGTGGAGCGCTGTATTTCCGTATAGGCCGTATCGCCCGCGCCATCAGGAAAGGTCCAGGTAAGATCGATATTCCATATCACATCGTTAGATGCGAGCAAATTCTCTGGCGTACCGGGGCGGCCCGTTTTTCCGGTGAGATGGGTAGTATCGGCATAGCCCCAGGGGGAAGAGCTTTCCTGGGCATTCAGGGCCCGGACACGCACATCATAACTGCCGGAATAAATTCCCTGCACAGAGAAACCCTGGGCGCTGCTCACCGGAACGTTTATCCAGTCGCGATTATCCTTGCGCCACTGGGCCTGGTACCTGATAGCACCATCCACCCGATCCCAGGACACATTCATGGTGGCGATGGTAAGCCCCTGCTCGATGTGATCGGTTTCGGTGAGAAGGATGTTTTTCGGTGCCGGCAGAACACTAACCGGCGTGACGGTCACCGGCGCAGGGGTAATGCGCACACCGTCATCGATATAGCGGTACTTATTTGGGTCGTGCTGAACCGAAGTGATCGTGAAACCACCATTGCTGTCGTCGTTCGCACGGATGGAGGTGACGCGAAAATATTGAATAGCCAGGTTATCGCTGTCGATTGCCCACACTGCGCCAGGTTCTGGCTGCAGTCTGAAGGAGGTGGCAACCGTCACTGTCTGTTTGTCCGCGCTGACGGCCGCGATTGTCCGCGTCTGCGCCTTGCCATCCGGCAGATTGACCACAAGGCGATCGCCTGCGGTATAGTCAGCGGGACGATCAAGCGTGACATTACGCCCGTTCACCGCCCGGATACGCCCGCCGTTCTGCTTGCCGGCACGGAATGGATCCGCGATACCGATAATTTCTGCGGGCAGTGGAATATAACCATCCAGCCCCACACCAAATGATACCGTTCCGTCGCGCGCGTTTGACAGCAGTGCCCAGCGGCCCCGGCGATGCGCCTCACTCTGGGAGGTGCAGCCGATCGCCGTCATCGACATCTGGTTGACCTTGTACCGCTTTACCAGGTCAGAGTCGTAAACACTCTCTGTGGTGTCGCTGTAATGGTTCTGGGGATCAGACCAGGAGACCAGGGCAGACGAGTAGCGGTTTTTGTAGCTGCCGCCGCCATAGGTAAACAGTCCGTCGATGACGTTTGATGCGTGGTAGATAAAATCAACCTCATCCTGCGGCACATCTGCCTGCACGTAAATCTGGTCGTTGCCCCAGAAGGTGATCCCCCGGAATACAGCAGCCAGATCGCTGAGAACGGTGTAGGCGTCCTGCTGGCTCTGGATGTAAACGTTGCAGGTAAAACGCGGCTCGGTACCGCCCGCCCCGTTCGACACCCGCTGGTCACAGTATTGCGCAATGGCATACAGCTCCCACTTATCGATCATGCCTGCATCGATGCGGGTACCCATGCCGTAAATCTCATCCAGCACCAGATCGTAAAATATCCAGGCCGGGTTGTTGGTGTAGGCCATTTTGAAGCCACCCAACCAGGTACCGTTGTAAGTGCGTGTTACCGGATCATAGGAGTCAGGCACACGAACCAGCTTGCCCTTTGGTCTGCATGTCACCTTAGGCGCGCCGCTGGTAAACTGGCTGGCATCGACCTCGATATAAAGCAGTGCTGTATTGGGATAGCGTAACTTGCTGTCGATCACCTCAGCGAAAGAGAACACCTTGAAGGCGTTTATCAGTTTTGAGTTACCCACGGAATCAGGCGTGATGCGACGCACCCGAACCGCCCAGCCGGTTGTGGCTGCCGGCAGGTCTATGCGGATGTCGCGCTGGTATTCCGTGGTTGTCTTCCCGTCAAATTTGCCATTAACCACCGTCTGCCAGGCCGCTCCGTCGGTGGAGAGATCGACGGCGTACTCCGTGACCGTGCCGACCATATCGCCGTTGTCTTTATAGGTGTACTGGACGGGTAAGCTCAGCTTGATTCGCACGGCATCCAGCATCAGGTCAGAGAACTGGCGCGTCCAGGGTGCGGTGGTGGTGACGGTCACGTTTGCCGACATTTCGTTATCGACTTCAGGCAGCCCCTGAATATAGGTCTGATCCTGAGTGCCCTGGCGAAAATCCCACTTCACACCCGTAAAGTTATAGCTGCCGTCGGCATTCGCCAGCGGGGTGTCGTTAAGGAAGATATTCTGTGCCGTCAGCTCACCCTGGATTTCACCTTCAGCGATCGCCAGCAGCATTTTTAATTTTGCTGTCGACAGCAGGTCATCTGGATCCTCAACAGGGGTGTGCTGTTTAGCACTGCCGCCTTTACGTCCCTGAATAAGGGTTTCATCTTCGAGAAGTCGCATATTTCACCCATAAAAAAAGCCATCCGGAGGTGGCCTGTAGCTGACAATAAATTTTACTGCTGGTCGCTGGAGAAAATCCCCGCGCTGATGACGGCCCCGCCGATCTCGCGCTCACCAAAAAGCACGGGGACCGGATAACCCACAGCCACGGTGTTCACCGGCGCGCCAAAGGCATAGTTGGGTTTATTGTCCGTGCTGGATGAGGCCCCGACATTATATTTCGGCTGGGGTGTCAGCAACTGAACGACGCCACCCAGCATCATCGACAGGCCGAGACCGGTTAATGCCGTCGTGGTCGCGGTTGCGGCAGCCGTACTCAAACCTATCGCCGTCAGTGAAGCGCCCGCGGTAAAATACGCGGCCACGAGTGCCACCGCCCCGATAACGATCTGCAGCACGCCGCCGCGCTTTGAGCCCTCGGTAATGGCTGAAATACGGTACACCGCACCGCCGCGGGTCATGTCGAACTCATCAAGGCCGATGTTGTTTTTGCCATTGAAGAAGGCAAAGCGGATCCCCTTCATATGCCCCTCTGACAGGTAGCGTTTGAAGCCGGGAACCTGGCTGCACATGGCGCGCAGCATCTCGCGCAGATCCTCAACGTGAAACTGGTGCTCGCGCCCGAACTTTTTCGCCATACGGCCTTCAAGAATCAGTGTTTTCAGCATTCATCAGCTCCCTGTGCCGGACCACACGAACGGTGCGGTCACGGTAATACTTGCCGTACGGCACCCGGGCAGACAGGCTGCCGAAATTATGGTGCAGCATGATATTGTCCTGGTGCTCGTGGTGACCGAGGTAAACGGCCGCGTGGTTGGTTACCTGCGCCTGTACGCGCATCATGATCATATCCCCGGGACGCATATCCGCCGGGTCCACCTGGACAAAGCTTTCTGCCTCCCAGTTATCATCGTAGCGGTTTTCGCCCTGCTCCCACCATTCGTACGGTACCGAGTAATCACCCAGGGTAATGCCGTGTTCGCGCTGGTACCACTCCCGGATCAGTGCCCAGCAGTCAGCAAAGCCCAGCACCCAGCGCCGCCCGGCGTAGTCGCGGTCCTCACGTGGCGCCAGGGTGCAGAAGTCCCCGTCCGGCCAGCTCATGATGCCCCACTCCACCCCGGACCAGTCGCACTGCACCCTGTCCATTTCGGACGGCACAAGCTGCACCACATCCGGGTGGGAGTGGATAACCATAATGATTTCACCCGACTCCGACGCGGCGAGCTTATCCTCCGGCGAGATCGTGAAAGACTCGGTGGGTGTGGCTGAGATATTGCGGCACGGGATGTACTGCTGCGCCCGTCCGACCTGCACCACCACGCCGCAGGCCTCGTTCGGATATTCCGCGGCGACATGGGCGCGGATCGCATCCATCAGTTTTTTTCGCATGGTTATTTACCCTGAAGGTTTGCCGCCGGGAAGCCGCCAAACGGCAGTGGATTACCGGCCCCGAACCGTGCTTCGCAGTCCGGCATCAGACCGCCGCACATATCCAGCGCCGGGTTATCCGTGGGGGTACCGTCCTTGAGAAAATAGCGGTTCCCGTTGTAGTCGCATCCGGTACCGGTGCGGTACCAGCCGCGCGTGCACCAGGTGCATACGGGCGTGATCTGCCGGGTGGGCAGCTGCAGGTTCTGAATGTCGAATGGTGAGCACAGCTCAAAATCGACCTGTACCCGGGTCTCTGCGGTTTTGGCATTGACGTAAAAAAGCTGTACACGCTCATCTGCCGGGCTGGCGTTCGGGTTGCCCGCGCTCCAGTTGGCCGCGTCGAGATATTTCGCCAGCGTGGTATGGATCTTCACCTTTGCCCTTGCCAGGTCGTCGTACTCGAGACAAAGCGCAGTCACGTAGTTGCCGACGTTCGACACGGAAAGCGTGGGGGTGGGCTGTGCCCCGGTGCTGGACAGCTCCAGGCCTTTCAGCTCGTAAGGGTAAGGGTCGTACTGCTGACCCTGCCAGATAATGGCGGGCAGGTTGTCGGCGGCGAAGGCGGCCCAGCCTGCCGAAGCAATATTGTGGGCATGGAAGCGCAGTATCGTATCCATACCAAATTCGGTGCCGTCGATCTCGATGAGCTGTATCAGTTCACCCGGCTCCAGTTTCTGTATGTCGTTCGTAAAGCTCATATTTGGCCCATTAAAAAAGGCCGCATAAGCGGCCCCGGAAGAGGAGATAAAACTAAGGCCCGTAGGCCTGCTCAAATACAAACGTTAGCTCTGCAAAGCCACCGTGAGGAAAGGTTGGGCTTACTGAATCAGCTTTTACCCGATACAGTTTCTGCTCACCCCACGGATTAACCCACCAGAACGATTTGATGACGTGACTCAAAAGGAAATCGCGAACTTTCTTCATCGTCACCACATCGCCATTGCATGCCAGATTCCAGGTTTCGGCATCGGAGTTGATCCCATTGCCAGCCACTTGCTTATAGCCGTCGCCAAACTGCGCCTGAAGCGTGGCCACAGTATTTGCTCCAGTGGGTCCTATGCGGACGCACCAGGTAAAAGTGTCGATTGCCATATTGCTCCTTAGCGGCGATAGAGGATACCGCCTGGCGATATTTCTTTCCTCAGGCGATCTGTAAGGGTTTGTTGGACAATACCTTCAAGCTGGCGGGCTATACTGGCAGTATTTGCGTTACTGATGTCACCTGCAGAACCATCCTGGGTAATGTTGACTGGGGCGTGAATCATGATAGCTGTATTGCCATTACTCGTTGCATTACTCACCCCTGAAGATACGGCGCGCACACCAAGCGAACCATCGGCGGCACGGGTCAGTGGCATGATCGCCTCCGGCCCCGCCTCGCCCATGACACCCGCACCTTTAGCAAAGGCGAAGAATGTCGGCGTATCCACAATGCTGTTGCTGAACGCACTGAGCGAAGGAGAGCCATAAACTCCGCCTTTAGCGTTGAAAGTGAGCGAGCCTGCAGCAGCGGTATATGCTCCTGATGGAGTTGCGCCTGCAGCGCCGCCACCAAAAGCTCCCGCCACACTGCCGACCAGCGAGCCTAAAATCCCTGACCCCGAGGAAGAAGATCCACCCAGCGCGCTAACAGCTGCCATCTGAAGACTGACCTTCGCGATCATTTCCAGCGCTGACAGCCCCCACTCCTTCCAGTCTGCCTTTCCACGCACGAGCATGGCGGAGACATTATCCATTGCGCTATCCAGCGTAGATGTCACACCACCAGCAACAGCACCTGCTATGTTACTGGCATTTTCAAGCCAGTTTTCGTAACCGCGAGATACTCCACTGACCCAGTTTGATTCTGTGGCAGCAAGAGCCTTGTATTTTTTATCAAGAGCATCAAGCGCGGCGGCGCGCTGAGCGAAAGCTTCGGTACCGCCGTCGGTTTTCGCGAAAACACGATTAATCTGCTGTGTTTCATCAAACCGGCTGCGCTGACGATCACTCATACCTGCGGTATCAGTGGTGAGGGTTGCATCGTCCCGGAACTTCCTGGCAGCATCCGTCAGATCCCGGAGGGCATCAGCCTGTTCACGCTGTTTACGAACATTTTCGTCTGCCTTCTGATTCCACTTTGCCAGCTCGGCAGATGCGGCCTGTATTGCGCGCCGCTGTTCGTCAGTCCATTTGGTGCCGGCCTGATGAGATGCTGCGTAAAGTTCGGCAGCTTTTTCACCTTCCGTTGCGCGTACACGCTGAACATCGATTGCCACGCTGAGATCGGCCATTTTGCGGGAATACTGCTCAGCGGTACTAGCCGCATCATGATCGGCTTTTTCAGCAGCACGGGTAGCTTCTGATTTTGCTTTTTGGGCGGCTGCAACGTTTTGAGAGTTATTGTATTCATCCTCTGCAGCCTTGATATAAGAGGCCGCATAAGTGGAGTTTTCAGGGCCTGTGCGTCCCATTTTTTGCAGATCATACTGTGCCTGCTGCCGTACTCTTTCGATACCCGATAAACTGGCGAGTCTGGCCTGCTGTTGTTTCTGCAATAGTGCCTGAGCGTCTTTGTCAGAAACTGTGGACTGCGGTAACCGAAACGGTGTAGAGGCCAGCAAATTATTGCGCTCGATTGCATCATTTATGCCGTCAAGCACGATCCTAAATGCTGAACCCTGCCCAGTCATTTGCAACAGGTTGTTTTGATAAATATTAGCCGCCGCCGCATTCTGACGTAACAGAACGTTATGTCGATCAGTTGTAGAGATTAATTGTCTGGATATCTCCTCACGACGGCGTTCAGCATCAGCTAGTTGCCCATTTATCTCTACCAGCGACTCCTGCGCTGTATTGTATGACCAACTCCCTTCCTCGCTGTTTTTCATCGCGGCGCGGGCGTTGTACTGCTGCTGCGTTAATTCTGCAATTTTGCTGTTTAGCCTCGTAACCTCTTCTGCTTGCGCGCGCATTGATACAGCAGTTTTATCAATTTCACCGCTGTTATTGCCCTGCACCACAAGACCGGAAACAGGTTTTGCATTGGCGATAGCCTCTCCGTATTCCAGTGCGGATTTTCTTGCCTGTTCATTCTTTTCATAGACATAGAGCCAGGCCGCGCCCATTGCAAGGATTGCACCTGGGATGCCACCAACAAGCGATAACAGCCCGTTAGCTCCTGTACGAAGCATGCTGACAGTGCCAGTAACTTTATTCAGGCTGTCCTGGGATGCAGATACCGCCCGGTTAGACTGAATAACTCGCACATTAGCAGCAATCATTTCGCTGCGTTTTTTTATCAAATTATCTGTCGCAATAACTGAGGCGTTTGATCCTTTTGCTACATTCCGTTCTGCCAGAGCCAGGTTATAGGCCGATGTTGCCGCTTCTGCATCAGCAACAGCTTTTCGTTGCGCTTGCGTGGCGGCATAAGCCTGTGCGCTGGCAAGGTTAACCTGACTTTTATAGTTACTGATCAGCTCGCCAGTTGCTGTCGCTGTACTGCTGGCCACATTTCCGAAATAACGGGCAATACCGACGGCTGTTAAAACACCCAGACCGTTCGCTACCCCGCTGATATTGTTCGCGAGGCTGTCAAGTACGCCTGCTAAAGCTGAAGATGCACCAACAGCATCGTTCGCCCCGCCCACCCAGGCGAGAAAGGCGTTTTGCACTTTCTGCGCAGATCCGCTGATGGATGCCGGGAGTGTGTCGAACTCTTTACGCAGGATTTCAACATTGGTCAGCAGTGGGACAATTTTATCCGTGGTCAGCTCTCCGTTGTTGGCCATATTGCGCAGACCGCCAACGGTGGTACCAAGTCCATCCGCCAGCAGTTTCGCCAGGCGGCCACCGTTCTCCATGATGGAGTTAAATTCCTCCCCGCGCAGAACGCCGGATCCCAGTGCCTGACTCAGCTGGGTGATCACCGAACTGGCCTCTTCCGTACTCGCGCCAGATAATTTCAAGGAAGTAGCAACAGTTTCGGTCACCTTTGCTACGTCTGCGGAGGCATAACCAGCGTCCCGTAATGACTGGGCGATACGGCTGTAAAGGTTGCTGTTCGCCTCGAGGGATGTGCCGGTACGTTGGCTAATTTCCATCAGCATCCGCTGGGATTGGGCATAATCCTCGCTGGAGGATGACGCCAGGCGAAGCCGCCCATTCAGTTGGTTCCATGTATCAGCAAACTGAACCAACTGATGCGTGGCAAATGCGCCCGCCCATGCCCCGGCCAGTCCGACAGCAGAAGATCGCATGGTTGCCATCTGAGAATTTAGATCAGACAAAGACCGCTGTGTTTCGCGCGTAGCCGCTGCGGCCTTTTTACCGCCTTGCTCCATAGTGCGGTAATAATCTGTCCCCATGCGGGAGGCTCGGGCGATCTCTGACTGGAAAGAAGATGAGTTCGCCGAAATTTTGATGATCAGCTCGCGCAGCGTTGCCATATTTCACCCATAAAAAAACCCCGACAGGGCGGGGCTTGTGGTTTGTAACTGATAAGATGCTTCTACAGGCAGGTTTTGGTGAGCTCAACCCAGCCATTTCGTAGATTTATCAAATACAGTTGGACCTGAGTTGTGTTTTCCGTTTTCTTGGTAACGTCAGCTATAAAAATATTTCCATCGACATAAATGGTATTACCACCCGGTAACGGCTGGATTCTCGCCCCAAAAACACCACCCAAAATATCCTTCTTATTTTGCCACTTATAAAGGATGCACTGAGATACTTCATCTACACCCCGCGTTGATTCAAGTGTTACACGTTCTCCCGTGGCCCTCACGTCATTTATAGAGGTAGACACACATCCCACCAGAGCTAACGTAGTCATAAACAAGGCTAAAATTTTTTTCATATCCCTATCCCGATCAGTAACATTTACTCACATCCTATCAGGAAGTGATCAGTTATCAACCGTTCAGTAACCACTCTTAAAGCCCAGATATCCATTCCTCCAGCTCGCTAATTTCCCCCTCTTCTTCCTGCTCACCCCATTTCAGCATCACATCGGGAATAGTGAATTTGCCGCCCTGAGAGTTCAGCGTCGCAACGGCGATCTGTGCCGCCTGAGCATCAGTGCGCCAGTCGCCAATCGGACTGATACGGTCAAACTCGATCCACATTTTCAGTTCGCTGGCGGTGATGGTCTGGCGCAGCTCATGCAGGGTGCGCCCCAGCCGGAGCGCCAGCGACATCAGAAAGAAGGTCAGCGGCTGCTTTACGGCTTTCCCGCCTCTTCCTGACTCATTCCGAGGCCGAGAGCCTGCGCCAGCAGTCGGGCGTGTACCGGGCCGTAAATTTCAGAAACCTGCGCCTGATCTTCATCGCTGAATACGCGCTCACCGTTTTCATCCAGCAGAACGTCAATAAACAGAACTACGTCGGCCTCTTTATTGCGCAAAAATTTTTGTGATTCGGTCAGGATGGGTGGCTCTTCACCTTCCGGGACCAGAGGATTGACGATCTCCCGGAACTTTACCCAGGCATCGCCGGAGGGTTCGCGCAGTGTGACCTGTGCTCCGTCCCATTCGGGCACCGTAACGCCCGGTTTTGTGCGGTACGCTTTTGATGCAGTAAGCGCCACGTTGCGTAGTGAGTTCTGTGATGTCCTTTGCGCCATTTCATTCTTCTCTTTTTACAGTAGGGGGATTAAAAAAAGCGGCCGAAGCCGCTCAGGAACCAGATGCATAAATGCGTTTTGGCTTGCCCTTCACACGGAGTGAGTAAGTTGCACCAACAACGGAAGAGGTTGCCGCAGACCACGAACTCTGGCGCACTTCCACCAGCACGTAGAAACCGTTGCCCGAAGGGAATTTCACACGAAGCGCGCGCAGCTCATCGTTTTCATACGCGGTCTGCAGCGCTTCCTGTGCTTCTTCATCACCTACCCAGTTACGGGTGATGCTCATTTCTGCAGGCGCGGCCAGGCCGTTGGTTTGCTCCTGTTCGGTTGAACACAGAGTGGTAACGTCGATATCACCCTTCTGGCCGCCAGTGAAGGTGATCTCCTTCGTAGCACAGGCCGCTTCCAGCCAGGTAACGCCAGCTCCCGGGAAGGTGGTAGAAATAAAATCCGCGGCGGTTACGGGCGCGTCGGAGACGGCAACAGTCATCCCCTTAGTAACTTCATACTTACTGGTCATGGTTTCTCCAGATAAAAAAAGACCGCCGGAGCGGTCTGTGATGGTGAGTGAGGCTAAACGGTTACCTGAAATTCAAGCGTTGCCCTGTGATAGCGCAGGTCAGGTTCATAACCAGGCGTTTTGACGATATTTCCCGGCTTGAGCACCTGGACGGCATCCAGCGCCATATCTCTGATCGCGCGCGCTTCGGTAATCGCGCTGGAATAGACATCAACCTGGACAGATACGGCAGACTCTGCCTGCCCGCATAGAACGTCTGCGGCCACATCAGTGATGATCGAGTAAATCACCCACGGCGGCGCGATTGAAGGCTGCCCATCACTGCCGAGGGGTGCAACGTAGGGATAAACCTTGCCGCCCGCCAGTGATGCCAGCAGAGGATAGAGATCGTCTTCGGTCATTTGCTTAAGGCCTCGTCAATCGCCTGGTTCATTCGCCTGATCGCGACCTCCGTCGCCTGCTCCTGGCGGACGTCAAATGCAGAGCGCACAAACGGATGAGGCGGCATATTCACCGTCCCCATTTCAACAAACCGCCAGTAAAACGCATTTCGCGGATCGCTGGCTTTCATGGTGTTGTCGCTGTTGCCGGTTCGCATGTTGCGACCACGGATATGTACGCCGGAAGAAATTTCACCGCGGCGTCGGGAGCGCTGAGTCAGAACAACCACGTTTTTCTTCAGCTTTCCGGTGCGTACCGGGGCGCGGGCGATCACCTCTTCTTTAAGCACTTCCGCGCCGGCGCGCGTGGCATCGCGCAGAACCTTGTTATTTTCAGCGCGGCTAAGTGCCTCAAGGTCTTTAGCGATGTCGTTAAGTCCAGAGAAATCAAGGCTAGTTCCGATCACTTTTCGGCTCCCTGTTTGCAAAGAATTTCGAGCTGAATACAACGCGAATCAGGTATCGGAGGACCAATGATATTTAGAATGCCCCCCTTGAACGGGCCAGTGACAACCCTGAGTCTCGACGCTGCAGTAATATCGCTACGAAATCGTGCCCATACCCTGATAGTGGCCACAGCGGTTTCAGCGCCAGCGGCTACCAGCTCACGCCCACTGATACCTTTTACCTCTGCCCAGATTTCTGCACCGTCATGCCATAATTCAACAGGCTGGCCAGAAGGATCTCTGGATGTGGTGATATTCTGAATTATCACCCTGTCTCTCAGTCTTCCTGCCTGCATGAAATCCTCCTACACCCCATAAATTCGGTACGGCTGCAGCAGGGCTTCCACAGCAAACGGAACCTCTGCAACGGTCTGCCCAATGACTACCGATTCACGGTTGGCGTACCAGTGTCCAATCAGCAATAACATGGCCGCTTTTACGTCATCATTGAGGAGAATCGAGTCAGGGTCGTCTGCGTAGCCAGGGCTGCCTTCATTTTCATAAAGCGTTCGCCTTGTCCACGTCTGGACGTACCGCGCCGCCGCGCCGGTGTATAAAGTCAGCAAGGCATCATCACCGGTAAAGTCGGTATCAATGCGGCAGTGCTGTTTCACCACATTTTGATCAAGCATTTTTCTGACCTAAAAAAGCGGCCCGAAGGCCGCAGTGCTTATCAGCTACCTGCGCCGGTGCTGAACGAACCATACACGAACGCTTCAGGGCGTTTGACTGCCAGCGCCAGACGCTCTTCGCAACGGATGGTGATCATGTTTTTCTCGAAGTCGTCGGCGTTCTCCGTGGAGATAACGACGTTCGCATCTTCGCGGTCGAAGATTTGCGCGCCAGCGTTGAAAGCACCAGTCAGGAATTTACCCTGGAAGGCTGCCGCTTCCGTGGCAACAACCGGCAGGCCCCACAGCGTAGGTCCAGTCAGTGCTGCAGGGTTAGCCAGGATGTAACGGCCCAGGCTGTCTTTGGTCAGCTCGATCCGCGCCCAGTCAATGAAGTGAAGAACGTGGCCGGATGCCGGGAAGCGCGCCAGTTGCGCCTGCAGCATTGCCAGACGCAGATCGTCAATACCGCTCTGGTGCTCAACAGTAAACGCGGGGTTAAACGCTGACGCCTGAGGAACGATGCCATGCAGATGCACACCGGTACCGTCACCGAAGAGAATTTCCTGCTCTTCTGCGTACTTCAGTCCATAGCGCATTTCGGCATCAACGGTTGACTGCAGCTGTGCGAAGTCATCCAGGATCTGCTTGGAGGCTTTGAACAAGTGAGCAATGGTGCTGACGCCCGTGATTTTCGGCGTAAACTCAATGTCACTGTAGGGTTTCTGCGTATTTTCAGGAACCACTTTCGCGTTATTAGTAAAGCCTGTCTGCTGCACCCAGAAAATAGCCGGGGAGGAAGTGCGGCCAGGCGCAATCAGATCGCGGATGAACAGGCGCTGCTTCGGTGCAGTATCGATGCCTGGAATTCGCTGGGGTTCGACGACGCGATCAGGCACATCCGCAGAAGTCAGTGCGGCCTTAACCGGGATGCTGATACGTTTGCCACCTTCCACCCCGGAAGCAAATGTTTTCAGGGCTTCAGCGGAAATCACCTGGTGGCCAACGGACTCGACAACCTGTTTTGCGTTTGCCAGCGGCATCTGGGCAACATGTTGCTCCAGCTCTCCCATCGCTGCCTTCAGCGTTTTTTCTGCTTCGCGCAGGGCGTTGAACTCAGAAGCCATTTTATCAACGGCTGCCTTTGTTTCTTCTGACAGCTTGCCGGACTTTTGCGCCTCTTTCAGAGCGTCTTCTGCCTTCGCATTAAACTTACCGGTTGCCTCTTCAATGCTGGCAGTGACTTTTTTCAGAATTTCATTTACTTCAGACATAAAGGGTCCTTATTTGACTAACGCCGCCAGGGCGTTTTCAAGTGAATTGATGGTTTCAGGTTTGATATCTTCGGCAGCGCCCGGCGTACCGTCGTTGGTTGTGACAGCGCCAGGCATGCCACCGGATAAGGCTTTAATGAGTTTTCTGCGCTCAGAGCGCGGGGTATTGGTTTTAGCCAGCAACGCATCAAGTTTGCGAAGCGCGGCTGCGGGTGATTCGTCGCCGTCGCTGACTGCATCAGCAGAAAGCAGGCTGTCTGCCAGCCCTTTCGCCACGGCGTCACTGCCACCGATATAACTTTCTGCATCCATCAGCTTCAGCACGGCGTCCATGTCAAGGCCGGAGCGCGATGCGTAGATATCAGCCATTGCGGTATCAAATGGCTCCAGTGATTTAGCCAGTTCCGCAAAGTCATGCCGGTTTCCCATAGCTAACAGCCAGCAGTTGTGGATCATCAGGAAGGCACCACGGCCAACCTGAATATCATCCCCGGCCATCGCAATGATCGAGGCGGCACTGGCGGCAATGCCAAGCACCTTCACCGTCACACGGCCTTCGTATTCGCGGAGAAGGTTGTAAATTGCCAGGCCTTCAAACATGTCGCCGCCCGGGGAGTTAATATTCACCGTAACGTCGGCACCGTTCATCGCCCGAAGCGCACCGGCAATTCGTTTAGCTGTTACCCCTTCGCCCCAGTAGTCCTGCCCGATAACATCAAAAACAGAAATGCTGTTATCGTCGGTGGCCGCAGCTTTGATCCCGCCGTCCCAGCGGTCCAGTGCAGACGGTAAGGTTTCACAGGTAACGCGCGCGCAGGGGCGACCCGCCGGTGCTACCGGAAGTTGTTTTTTGCTCATCAGGAAAGTGCTCCTAAGCGGCCTGTTTCAGCGGAGATTGTTCAAAGGAAATATCGGGGAATACGTGGTTATGCAGCTCTCTCAGGGCCAGCGCCTGAACAGCAGGATTGCTGCTTTCGAGATTCTTCAGTTGCGTCAGGTTCAGCTGGACGGTGTAAATGTCGCCTCCTTCAATCGGCGGCATGTTTTCAAGACGACGAACGTCATTGCGGGACATCCAGCCATTCTGAAGCGCGCTCGTATAGTAAGCAGCACGGCCCGCGCTGTCGGCGCGCAGCAGTCCTTCCACGGAGAACTCGGCGAACACCTCATCATCGCTGTCGAGCAGGCACCGGCCTATTTCCTGTTCGATGTTCACCAGCAGCGGTCGAAGAGTGTGCGTCAGGAACTGGAGGTTCATCCCCTCAAGGCTGGACGCCCAGCTACTTTGTTTCGTGGTGTGACCGACCATGAAAGGAGGCACACGAAACCAGCGGCAGATTTCTTCAATGCTGAATGCGCGGCTTTCGAGCATCTGTGCATCTTCCGGGTTCATGGTCACGCCCTGATATTTCAGCCCGCCTTCAAGCACCATAATTTTTCCGGCGTTTTTGGAGCCGGTGAATGATGCCATGTAGCCCCGAAGTCTTTCACGCTGATCGTCAGTCAGTGCATTATCAGCGGAGAGAAAACCTGAACTCTGGAGACCCTGCTCGAATATCTTCGCCGCGGACTCTTCAACGGCCATTGCTGAACCGATCACATCTCTGCCCGTTTTCATCGGCATCATGCCGCAAACGCCATCCAGACCGAATCCGCGAATGTGCATGATGTTTTTGACGGGAATGACGCGCTCGTTACCGCTTTCAGTGTATTTGTATTCCAGCGCCCCGGTAGTAAGGCGTTTAACCACCATGTTCTGCGGCAGCAAAGGCACCAGCGAAACCAGGCGATTTGAGATGAATTTTTTCTCAATGAAGGCGTTCCCGCGCAGGCAAATACTGGCGACCACCATCAACATAAAGCGAGATGGCGTCATTTCTGAATTGGGTCGGCGACACAGAATCGAATAGGCCGGGTGGTCGGTTGCCGCTTTACGTGATCCGTCAGGCTGCCGAACGTATATTTTCAGCGGAAGAGTTGAAATAGACTCGCTTAACAACCTTACGCATGCCCACACAGCCGATAGCTGGATAGCTTTATCAGCCGTTACCACTTTTCCGCTGCTGCTGGTACCAAACCATTCCTCCCAGAACGTGCCGGTAGTCAGGCTGATAGGCACACCGAGCCAGTTAAGCAGGGCGCTTTTCACCCTGCCTGGCTGTTTGTTTTTTTTCATCAGAAACCTACCATGATGGGATTATTGAAGAATCCGGAAAGATCCTGCTGGTCATTGCCACCGTTAACCAGAACACGGCTCATTGCAGTAAACAATGCCGCCGGGCCATCAATCTTGGCCTCTGGTGTGGATTTGTTAGGAAAAATGTTCTCGTTCCGGTCAGGTTTTACGGTTACGTTGGACATCATCCAGTTCATAACCGGGTGATCGCTGTGATGAAAGCGGCCACCGTATACCAGCGCTTCGACCTCTTTCATCGCCTCAGAGAAATTGCGAACCGTCTGCGGCACCTCCACCAGAGGCAACCCTTCCTCTGCCAGTGCAAGGCTGAACTGCGTGGCACTCCACGGATCGAAGCCAATTTCTTTCAGGCTCTCACCAGCAACCCACTGCTGCAGCTCTTCCTTAATCTGAGCATGGTCGATTACATCCCCGTCGGTAAGGATCAGCTTCTCCATCTCGGCCCACTTACGATAGAGTTCTGCCATCTGTCGGGAGCATTTCTCAAGCCGCCCTTCTGGCAGCCAGAATTTAAAATCTGCATGGACATGACCATCTGGCGCGCGCCAGACTTTAGCGGCCGCACAAATATCAATCTTGTTTGAAAGGTCAACGCCAATCCATGACGGATAGGTTTTAAGTTCGTGCTGCGGGGCGATAAACTCGCATTTTTCCCATTTCATCATATCCATCCAGGCCGACTCAGCTGTAACCCAGATATTCATGTGTTTGGTGAAAAAGTTAATCCTGGCAGAAACCTGCTCTTTCGCCTTTTTAGCGAGGCGGCGCAGGTCATCCCAGCGCTTACAGACACCCAACCCCGGATTAGCCTTCTGCCAGACTTTTTCATCAAAGGGATCGTCACCTTCATCTAAGGTGTAGATGATTGCAAAAAACGTATCGTCTTTTACCAGGCCGCGCAGCACCTTGATTGCGTAATCACGCAGTTCGTAACAGATACCCTCTTTGTTGAAGCCCGCTGTGGTGATGCCGAAAAGCAATGACTGCAGGCGCGCGCCGGTTGCCGTCTCCAGAACGTCCCATACGTCACGGGTTTTGTGAGCGTGTAGCTCGTCGACGATGGCGCAGTGGATGTTCAGGCCGTCGAGGTTGTTCGCATCTGATGATAAAGGCTCGAATTTGGAGGCTGTTTGCTCCTGGTAGATAGCGAGCTTGTTGAATTCGAAGATCCGCCCAAGAGTGGCTTTCGCTTTCTTGACCATATTCTTCGCGTCTTCAAAAACTATCCGCGCCTGGTCACGGGTGGTTGCAGCGGAATAAACCTCCGCGCCGCCCTCGCCGTCGGCACCAGCCATATACAGCCCCACGCCAGAGCAAAGTGTTGATTTAGCATTTTTACGGGCCACCTCAACATCTGCTGTACGGAAACGCCGAACCATCACAGGCCGACCGCTGCCGTCGTTCCGCAGGACGGTTTCTCCCGTTTCTTCGTTAACCAGCGGGATAACAAAACCGAAGATATTAATCAGGATGAATACATGCCAGTCCATCAGCTCAATGGGCTGTCCTGCCAGCGCGCCTTTAACGTGAGGCACAAAATTATAAAAATTCAGAATGTGCTGCGCGCGCGGCTCACTGAAGAAAATACCGCGCTCTTCGCCGTGTGCCAGATCGTCAAGAAAACGCTGACAGGCAAGGCGCACATACTCACAGGCAATTATTTCCCCAGCCACTACCCTCTCGGCGTAGCGGATGCCTTCTGCAACCTTAGCCATTAATCCCTCGCTTTCATAAACTCGGCCAGCGGATCAACCGCATCAGGTCCTTTAGCATTCACTTTAGAGCGGCTTGCTGGCGTCATGCCGAACTCACCGAGCATGGCGCGCAGACGTTTCCAGGCATCGGCTTTCATGATGGCGGCCGGGTGAGCCTTGATCATGCGTATTTCTCGCTCTTTGCCTTCGTCTGGCTCTTCATCGCTATATACGGCGTAGGTGTAGCCTTCTCTCTCCAGCGTATCGCAGTGATGCCGGTACTCGGTGTAAACCTCAACCAGTAACTCAAGTGCCCTTGCATCCAGTTGCGACATGACGCCAAGCGCATCGAGTTCTTCGCCCATGCGCTTGAACCAGTATTTTCCCTGCTTGTCGAAATGCTTCGGCGTTGTGGGTACCCCAGCAGCTGGTTTTGGTTCGCTTTCGTTGATCGGGCGTTTTGATGGGTTACCCCTCACCAAACGTAGATGGGTCGGGGTTTTCGGTGGTCCTGACATAATCGAAAACTCCTATTAATCATCGAATGGGGGACCCCATAAAAAAGTTTTCTAACCTGCGGCGATGTGAAAAGAGGTTAGGCGGCGGTCCTTTGGCGCGTCGTTCCTGAACTTTCAACCCGCCCTCCCCCTCGGTCTCTTCAAGTGAGAATGGATATCATTTGAGCCTTTCGACGGCTGTCTTCGCCCGATGGCAGGGCTTGCAGAGACTTTCGAGGTTCGACAGGTCATCGGTACCCCCATTTGCTTTAGCGGTGATGTGGTCCACCGTCTCAGCGGGCGTGTACCTTCCATTTCGCAGGCATTCCTGACAGAGGTGTTTATCCCTGTCGAGAACGATTGGGCGCAACCTGTCCCATTTGCTGCCATAGCCGCGTTGATGTCTGCTTTGTCCTCGCTGATGCTGTTGCCAGCCTTCGTTAAGATGCTTGGGACAATAGCCTGAGCGGTCTGTAGTTGTGCCAGGGCAGCCACGCTTGCGGCATGCTCTCGGTATTAACGCAGGCATCAGGCTAACCTCCATGCCCGGCGGCGTTCAGTTCGTGGCGCTAAGTCAGGGTGACGTTCAACTGGTTCGCCATCAGCATGATCCACCAGCGAGTAACACGGATAAACCACTGCGACGCCCCAGGCATCACCAACGGCATAATCAGCAGGCTTACTGCTATCCCATCGAGACAACACCCGGTTGATATGTTGCGGAGGTACGCTATAGCAAACGCCGTGTATAAGCCTCTGCAGCGTTATGTAATCTGCATGAGTCTTATCAGCAACAATCAGCCGCTCGGCTATCTGCATTTGATACTGAGGTGGTCGGCCAGTACCCAAGTAAAAACTCACCAGCGATTCTGGGAAGCGGTCAAGCCATTCACTAACCCGCTCAATAAAATCCGGTACAGGCAATGCGTCATCTTCGATTATTACTACCCGGCAATCCTGCCATGATGCCCATTCAAGCGCACGGCGATGATTCCAGTTTGCGCCATGGTCTCCGCTATCAATCAGCAGTACATCCCCGAGAAGTCCAGCAAGACGCGATGCCTGCTTATACCGGGAATGGTGACCGATAACCGCAAACTTCACTTGTGTTTCCACCAAGCAGCCTCCTTACCGATGCCGTCTGTTTTGAAGATGGTGTGTACCTTAGGGCCGGTAACGACACGATCACCAAAGGACTTTGCGGCCATACCGAAAGCGCCCATGTCCACCAGCGTGGCAGGAGCTGTTTCCATCTTCCAGAAGCGGTGGCTTTCAATCAGGTAGTGCTGACGGATGATCCGGTGAGCGAACTCCATTACATCTTCACGGCTGCCACCAAGCAGACCTGCATTTAGCAGCGGTTCATCACGGTGCTTTTCGAGGAACTGGCTATAAGCTTTGCCGTGGTGATTGCCCTTCATCCATTCATCGGCATAGGTCTTGTGCTCAGAGCCAACGTAAATTTTACCTGCCTGCATTTCTGCCCAGGGTTCTCGCAGCATCTCGACGTCGGTACCGTCCGTACACCAGACAAGGTGGTACTCAGGGTGCGCGCGAAGAAATTGATAGATGTGAAGCCAGCGAGCAAAGTAAGGACTCATATCCACCGACGGGACTTCAAACAGACCGGCACCGGTTGGTGATGCTTTTAGTTCGTCAGCCAGGACAACTGGAAGCGCGCCGGATATTGAGTCTGCCCAGGGCTGTAGAGTCTGCGGGTCGGGTTTCATCTTCCCGGTGCGCTGTGGGTCCGGCTGACTCGTGAGCAGCGTTGTTAATACCAGGTTCGGATTACTGCTGTATGAGGCAAAGCCGGTGTATCCGCTGTCACGCCTCGCATTGAAGATGCCAACGTTTCGTTTCACCAGCGCCTCCCGGTCGGGCCGGGGGATTGAGCGCGTGCCCTCTTCATGTTCATCCATCGAATGAATCAGCTTTTCAGATCCAGCCACATCAGCGAACGCCCATGTGGATAATCCGGCGTTGTGAATGCGAAGGGCCAGATCTGGATGCTCGTACATGCCGCGACCGTATACCGGGTCGAAACCGCCTACCTTCTCGATGGCGCTGCGGTGGTAGTACAGCATCACGCCGCGCTGCCCGGTGTAAGCGACATGCTTATCATCCCGATACAGCACAGCCATATCGTTCAGCTTATTGCGTCCAGCCAGATCGAGGAACTGATAAGCCAAGTGTGGTTCAGGTGATTCGATGTAAGGCAGGTGCCAGTTATCGGCTATGGCATACGCATCGTCATCCCACAGGAAAAGATGTTCACATCCGGCATCCATCAGCGCGGTCAGGCTGGCGTTCTTCGAGGCGACGATTCCGAGTGATGTTTCATGGCGAAGCAACTGCACGCCGCTGGGTACCACTGCTGCAGGGTTGGAACCATCATCGATTACTACCACCAGCGCGCCGGCGGGAAGATGCTTGATGTGCTGTTCGAGCGCTCGTTTTAAAACGTCGGGGCGCTGATGGGTCGTTATAGCAATGCCGATCCGTGAGTGGGCAGCGCCAGCAGGTACATATGGTACGCCGTTGATAGAGACTTCCATAAAAGCTCCTCAGCGACCGCGGTTATTCCAGAGTAGACCGCCGGGCTTGAGCGCGTTTCGGATAGTATCGTTGACAACATCCGCCACCGCTTCACGCATTTCGTCTGAGAGACGAAGTTTGGTTGCGTCTGCGTTGATGGCTCTGCCGGAAGTGTTATTCAGCTTCCAGTCAGCGCTGACCTGCTGCTCAAGTGACGGCGCTGCGTTTTTATTGTCCATAGTTGTTTCCTTTTAGATGTGAGCCTGTCGTACGGGATAGCCGCCCGAGAGAAGCGGGTCCCCAAGCTCACGGCTGAAAGACTCTCTTTAAAGCGCGTACGAGGCGCATAAAAAAGCCCCAACTCGCGAGGCTTGTTGTTATCCCCTATGGGGTATATTTACGATTTATCCGCTACAGCGGTTAATTTGGATATTCTCATAATGATGGCAATAAAAAACCGCCCGTAGGCGGTTTAACTTTAATGCTAAAACTAAGGCTTCATTGAAGCGACGTACAGTCGGCGGTCTAACTCAATCAATTTACCTATCAAGGCGATTACAAATTCCTTTTTTTAAACTCATCCGATACTTCATAGCGTTGAAGAAGTGTAGACTCGGGACGTTGCGCATTAGCTAATTCGTTTTCAATATCTTTTAATGTATGGAGTAGAGTCATGGGAATCCTCACTTTTGATATAAGCTGCCCACATTGTCTGAGGGAAAATGCAGTGCTTGAAGGATGGGCAGAACTGCGAATAAACGCAGATCCCTTAGTTAATGTCGCGTTTAGTTGCCGAAGCTGCTTTCAAGCCGGTATAGCTATTGTGAAAATGAATAATCCTGGTGGATATTTGCCTCGCGCCAAAGCTAGGCTAAGTAATGATGTTAACGTAATCATCCCTGGAACTACTGATTACCAATTGATTGATGTTTTTCCAAAACCCGTCTCGCTTAGTGCTCCTGACCATACGCCACCGCGTGCTGCCATGGCATTCGTAGAGGCAAAAGACAACTTAGGGCGAGGACGTTTCGACACATCCGTCATGCTTTGCCGAAAAGTCTTGGATATTGCAACGCGTGAATTGCTGGGTAATGACTCAAAAGATGAAAAATTGGTCAAACGAATTTCTATGTTGCATGGTAAAGGCCTAATTACAGATCAAATGAAGGAATGGGCGCATATTGTTCGAATTGACTCCAATGGAGCGGTCCATTCTGATGAAGAGTTTTCAAAAGAAGATGCGCAAGAGATGATTGGTTTTACAGAGGTGTTTCTCTTATATGCATTTACTTTGCCCGATATGGTCGAAAGTAAGAAACAAAATCAATAATTTTTATAGCCGCAGTTGGACATCCACGCTTTGTTGTGCGCAAGGATGTCTTTCTTCGTCTGAGGGTCCAGCACCGCCCAATCGTGAGCAGTGCCGTAAATGGGATTTACCCAGTCACAGGCGGTATCAACTACCTCAACCCTTGCGGGTCCAGTTTTCGCGCAGCTCGCGATCAACATCGTCATCAGGCATATGGTTAACAGTTTGCTGTACATTGCTGGCCTCTTTCGTTGCTTCTACCCGGCGTTCTGCTGCTGCGACCGTTGCTGCGGCGTTATTTTCGGTGCGCTGCTGGTCTGCTTTTGCTTCGGCTTTGCTGGTGCCGCGTGAGTGACCCAATCCGAATGCACCAGCGATAGCAGCGATCACCGCTGCAGCCAGCCCGATAATCATTTCGATACCCATTGTGACCTCACACCAACACGGATTTTGCCAGGTTGAATAGAATGCGCCGCCTATCCAGACCATTGCGGCCGCCATTGATGATCAGCGTTACGCGCTCGACATCGCCCGAAAGAAGAAGGCAGCCTCGGGAGGCGAAGAACCATGCAGCTGATCGGGCAGCGTAGACATCCTGCTCCAACAGCTCGGGATGGATTACCAGATCCAGCTTCAGCGCCTGACCGCAGCTGCGATAGTTGCTCAACCCGGTGATCTGCTTCAGTCCTCGCCCGCGGTATTTCCACCCGTCGCCCGCAACCTGGTTACCCAGATTCTTTTTGCCCCACTCATTCCCATAAACCAGATTAGCGATCGCTTTCTGGTTAGCTGGCTGCGTTGCCGTTCTGCCGAGGGCGGCGGCCTGCTGCGCGGTGATGCGATGACTACCGAATGTTGGCACAAGGCTTTCGGCTGCATAGTTCAGGTTTTCAACCACCCGTGTAAACCCAGCAGACTCGTGCCCCATCTGGGCAATAAACATGGCCTGATCGTTAACTGCGGTAATGCCGAACTCCTTCATTGCAGCGTCTATATGTGGAAACCAGCGCGCAGCTAACCCGGCGCTGATACCAGCCGCCTTCTGAAATTGTGTTTGGTTCATTATTGCCTCAGATGATCAACCAGGCGCGCAACGTTGCCTCTGACGGCCACCAGCACGGAAAGGAAAATGACGTTGGCCCCAATGGTGGCCCATGATGAATGAGGGTATATGCCGCACAGATAGGCTAACGGCACCGCGCTGTACGTGACTGTAATCAGCCATGCCAGGCGGGATACCCACGGGCGATGCCGTGAATCACCCCGGCGGTAAAACATTAGAGTCAGCACTACGCCAGCGCAGAGTAGCGCGTTGATAGTTGCTGTCGGGTCATTTAGAACCACCTGAACCTCCCCGGCGCGTTATCAGCGCCACCAGCGAGCCGACATCCTGGTTATTCAGGAACGTCAGGATTTTGACGGCTAATGCAGAAACGATAACGGCACCAATGGCGTCCAGGGGTTTGTCGCTGTAACCGGTCAAGTTAGCCAGCTTCGACCCGACCAGGCCAGAGCACAGAATGCCAGCGATATAGGACACGATAAAATAAGCAAGTCGGCGTGCTGCGCCCAGGTCTGCGGCTGTGGCGATGTAGAATACAGCCCCTGCAAACGCGCCAAAAACCACACCGTAATCGGTCCCGGTCAACAGTCCATAAACGCTGGCACCCGCCAGAGTGCCACCGGCTAACCCCGTGCCGGAAATTGGATCGGACATTGGTCCCCCTCAGTGCTGTAGTCCTCTCAGAATTGAGGGGAAATAAAAAGGCCGCCTGGTGGCAGCCTTTAGAAATGAAAAAACCCCGCTATGGCGAGGTTTAGGAATCGTTTTAAGTCCGTGGCGTAGAAACCACTCTTAACACAGTAAATGATAAAATGCGGACCGCGTTAGTGATTTTATGTTTTTTTATCTGTAAATTACGTTTCTAACAAACCAACCCAACTAATATGAGCCTTAAATTTTCTGGCCTAGCAAGGATTGTCATGGAGAAGTCAACTTCCTTTAAGGTGTTTTATGACGCCGATGATAAAGAATTATCGGAACACGCAATTGACGCAGAAGACTTGGGAAAATCAATACTTTCCATGACCACTCTTATTAACAAGGCTGATGATTTATTAAATGATGGTAATAAATCGGTTAAAGTCTTGGTTTCTGCACCTCTTAAAAAAGGGTCGGTTGGTATTGCTTATACGGTCGTACAACTTTTACCTGATGCTATCGATGTTTTAAAAACAATTGGAATAGTAGGGACTGTAGGTGCAGCGGCACATGCTAGTGCCTTGTCTCTGATTAGGCAGTTGGGGTCCAAGAAAGTTATTTCTGTTACCAAAAGAGCTGGAACTGACATGGCAGTTCTTGAGTTTGATGATGGAGACATTGAATGTCCTGCAGCTGTTGCCACTCTTGTCACTGAGCCAGTAATTCGTGATGCATTGATCTCTGTTGTGCAGGGGCCCTTAGAAGGAAAAGAAGATCCAGTTTTCAAAATTGTGGACGTGAATGATGACGTACTGGTCAAACTCGAAGGCGAGCAAACTGAAGAGATTAAGCCGCTTCCACGAGGGACGCTTCTGACAAAAAACGTTGAAGAAAAAGAAGTTAACGTTAAATTCACTCAGGTTAACTTTCACAGCGAGAAAGGCTGGAGAATGGATTACAACCAAGAGGAGCATTCCGTACTACTTACAGACTATGAGTTTTTAGCTAAAGTAAGGATGGCCGAGGGTACTGTAACCAGTGAAGATATGTTCTCTGTCCTTTTGGAAACAACTCGAACTACGTCAGCGCGAGGCAAGACAGAAAAGTACGTCATAAAAAAAGTACTTCGGCATCGAGTGATGCAGGGGAAGAAATTGATATAGCAACGGTAGAAACTAATGATACAGCAACAGCTTTTACAAATCGTGTTTTGGTTGGGGGTGATCGTAAGCCTTCCGACCTTCTATCGTTTTGTTTATGCAGGTTCTGCACTGCTGTGGCGCAAGGTATTTCCTACTAGAATTGTCGAACTCCGGTTCTACAGTGCAAATCGTTCGCTTGAAAAAACTGTCACTCTTCATTTAGATCAAGAAGATGGCAAGAAGATCGTTGATCTTATTGATGATGCAACCACTTATGGGCACTCAAAAAATGAGCGACGATAAGAAAAATATTTTAAGCACTAACTCGGGTCTTACCACTGGTGGACTTGGCGCTGTTCTGACAACTTTAGTGCCACTTATTGCGCCAGAACAGAATAGTGAGTGGCGCCCTTTCTTATACGCTCTCGCGCCTTTAGTCTCTGCAGCTATGACTTACATCATGCTGTATGTTATCAATCGACACGGTCTTGAATCACCAGCTGAAGCAGCCCTGCGAAATAGGCTGGAAAGAGATTTGAAAGGAATCGACGAGCAGCTGAAAAGCCCGCACGTCAGTGAAACATTCCGGGCCGAACTAATAAAAGATCGGGAAGAAACCGTGAGGAAAATTGTCAACATTGGCAAAAATGTTGAAGTTTTACCCTCCGGTACAGTAAAAGAAGACTAAACGGCCACTCAGGCCGTTTTTCTGCGCTTAATTTCACACATCCATTTCTAATCGTACGTCCAACATGGACAAACAACCGTCGATAAATCCTTCAGCCATCTGTATCTCAATCCGTATAAGCTTCTCATCCTTCTTTTGAGTTTTAGCAAGCTTACGCTTTGAGATGCCATAAAGGTAATGTGCAACCAGCAATGAATGCTCATACGGTTTTCTTTTTTTCAGCCGGGCCAGGCAGCCTTCAATGATCAAGGCATCATCGTCTGTACATGAAAGACGGGATTTGCCCGTTTGCGGCAGCAATCCCTTAAAACCAGCAGCTATTGATGAGTAATCAACACCTGAGCTATCGCTGGCCGCCCACCCGCCCCAGCGCTCAAGTACCAGCTGAATATCACGCATTATCGCATTCCCCTACCAGATTAAGAATCACCGCTTCGCCGTCGTTTTCCATATACTCCCCCTTTCCGCTTTCCATAAACCATCGACACACCTCAACAGCCTCAGCGCGGGTTACGGGCTTGATGGTCTCCAGCAGTTTTTCCAAATAGCGCTCGCGGTCATACACTGACTGATGGTGCTCGGAATAACCATATTCGTAACCGAGTTCCTTGCCGGCCATGTTGCGCATCTGATAAAGCCAGTCCCAGTACACAAATTCACGCGCCACATCTGAGAGGGTATGCGGTTCAGGAAGAACGTCGCGGTAACCATCAACATATACGCGGCGCTGATCGTCGATTTCTGTCATGCGTCCCCCGCCGATGTGACCGGACTCCAGTTCTTCGGAGGTCCAGCCCCAGTCATAATCATCAATAAATTTCTGTGAGGACTTAATCACTCGCTCAGCCTCTACATCCTCCATTGCAGATTCATAGCTGCCGAACGTAGCGCGAACATCAGCGGCCTTTTTGATATTCTCCCGCGCTGCCTTGATAGCATTCGCCGGGTTATCCATGCCGATGGTGCCGAATGCAACCTGGAAAGGATCAGCCCCATTCGCCAGCAGATAGCGGGAATATCGCTCGCCGGCTTCTTTTGGCGTGATCTTGATTTTCTCCAGCGCGGCTTCGGCTGCGTCCAGGTGTGCGGGTTCGTTCAGCCGGATCACCTCCAGCACCCAAAGGTAAGCGTCCGTCTGCTTCTGGCCGGTGATTTTTCTTTGAGCCGGCAGCGGCTTGATGTTCGCCAGGGTGGTGCTGTGCGCTGCCGTCGGGATTGTGAAGAGTGCTTTATGTTCGATGTTATCTGTACGCATTACGCAGCCGCCTTTTTGTAGAAAACCAATTCACGAACCTGATCGCCGTTCATGAGCATGTTGTTAAAATCATCGTGATCGGGCCAATAGACACTCACACGCTGCAGGTCATTTTTCGCCAGCAGGTTCGCATGCGCGCATTCATATGCTGCCGCCAGCCCTGTGGCGCTGTTCTCGTCGCGGTCAGCGAAAATAATCAGATGCTTCACGCCTGCCGGTACCCTGAATTTCTTCATAAATCCGCTTGTCATGGTTGCCCAGGTATTCACGCCGTAGAGCTGGTGCGCTGAAAGGGCTGTTTCGATGCCTTCGGCAATGCCAAGCGTGCTGGCAACAGGGAACATACGAATCGCCACTGAACTGGCATGATCCAGGTAATTGTCCTCTTGCAGGGATTTCTGACGCTTTGCGCTGGTGCCGATGTCGGCCTTTTTTGAGCCGTCCAGAAGCGTCTGATGCAGATAGCAAAGCTCACCTTTATCATCAGTGGCCAGAGAGTAGAGGGACTGATAAACCGCTCCGTTGTGGCGTTGCTTATCGTTGAAACGGATAGCCTCAGCCGGGAGCTTATAGATGCCGCGCGCATTGAGGTAATCGGCACCAGTGGTCCCACGCAGCGGTGCCAGTTTAGAAAACTTACTGAGCACCCTTTGACGCAAGCTGCCCGCGCTGGTGGTGACTGGTACTTTCAAGCGAGTGAAGGTGTTGCCGATCAGCTCATCAATTTCACGGCAAATCTCATTGAAGGGTTTATCCTGGGTTTGCGTAACCAGTTTCAATCCATCGCCGCTACCGCAGGTACAGATCCAAGTGCCGGCACCGTCACGGTCATCGATACGGAACTTACCAATTGAGTCACATAGTGGGCATTTGCCTTTGAAGTGATTTTTACCGGTGATCGGCGGCAGGCCGTAATGTTCAAAAATCATGGCCCACTGGCCCTTTGCTGCTTCCGCCGTCTTCATACTCGTTTTCCTAACTGCTGTTTGATTTCTTTCATCTGGTTTCTCGCCAGCTGAATTCTGGTCGGCTCAGGCTGGCATTCTTGCTGCGCCTGCGCTTTCTCGCGCTGCTTAGCAAAAGCGATCTGTTTGTGCCTGATGAAGTTCGAAACCGTAGGGGTGATGTCCATTGGGTAATCGCTCAGGCCGTTTGGCCACTCCCCAAAACGCTCATGGAAAGTGTGTTTGCACCAACCATCGCTTACGGGCTTTTTGCCCAGCGACTGGCGCTGACGCTGGTAAAACTTAATCTGGCTCCACCAGGCCTGTTTCTCGGCCTTTGTGGGCTGACGCTGCTCGTTGCCCAGCTTTTTTAGTTTGCGTCCGGTGTCTGTATCGATATCTTCACCGGCCAGCGGCTTGTGGCCGCATTTTGGGCAAACGTAGACGCCAGCTGGTTTCATGTAGTGGCATTGCGAGCATTCGTGCGGCAGCTTCTCTTCGCGTTCTTCGGCTGCGTGGCGCGCGCTTTCCTCCATCCCGTCAGTTTTGCCCGGGAGATCGTCATATTCGATAGAGTCCGGGTAACCCAGGCGATGTACGGTGCCGCTGTGATCGAAGATGAGGCAGGACTCTTTACCCGGCGCGGTGCGAAGACCACGGCCCAGCGCCTGTAACCAGCGAATTTCGCTTTTGGTTGGCCTGGCGTAGATGATGCAGCGAACGTCGCTGTCGAACCCGGCCACCAGGACGCCCACGCTGACGATGATTTTTGTAGCACCGGTTTCAAAGCGATGAATGATGGTCTGGCGATCCTCCACAGGCGTGTCAGCAGTCATAACCTCGGCGTTAACACCAGCCTGGTTAAACCGGATAGTCAGGAAATTGGCGTGAGCCACGTTCACGCAGAACGCGATTGTCGGCAGATCCCGGCCATGCTCCAGCCAGTTCTGTACGATATCGCCCACCAGCGTGGAACCGCACATAATCTCGGCCAGCTGCGCCTCGTTGTAATCGCTGCCGAACTCCAGTGATGGGGCCGATTTGACGCCTTTCAGATCCGGCTTAGTAGGCGCGTAGAACTCGTAATTGCTCAGGTCGCCACGCTGGATCAGTTCGCCGATGGTGGTCGGTTTAATGAGGCGGTCATAGTATTTACCGAGGAACGGCGAAAACGGTGTGCCTGACAGGCCAATCACTTTCACACCGTTGGCGCGAAGGCGTTCGATGTCCTGCAGGATGCGCTTTTTACGCAGGTGCGCTTCGTCGATGATCAGCAGATCGATGTTGTCAGGGAACACACGGCGAATAAGCGTATCGGCGCTGGCAATCTGGATTTTTAGTGACGGATCGTAGTTTGGATGATCTGCCCATATGTACCCGATTTCGTCACCCGGTAATCCATATTCAACAAAGCGGTTTGCCGTCTGACCGATCAGGATGGTGTATGGCGCGCAGAACAGAACGCGCTTGCCACGGCTGACGAACCCGGCAACGATGAATGCGGCCAGCCCCGTCTTGCCGCTACCGGTCGGCGAGTACACCATGAAAGTGTCGTTTGCCTTCCAGCCCCGGCGCAGCATGTTAAGCGCGCGTTCCTGTGCAAAATTCGGTGTGATCGTCAGCTGCATTGTGCTGCCCCCGCGGTGATGAGATAATAATTTTTTGATGTGGTTTTCATGGATTCCCCTCACATGGCTGGCGGCCTCCCCAAAGGTTGCCAGCCCCCCTTCTAAATCAGCTCCCCCTGAAATTCACTCTTCCAGGAAGAACCTTCCTCGTTTCTCTGCGCCTTCAACTTTCGTACTACCTTGCTGATACGGCGCTTTTTTTGATTCAGCCCTCAAGAATGAGATCTACCTAACCTATGGATCTCTCCTGTTGGAAAAGGACCTATTCCTACCCCTGCACCCAATCCCCCCTTACCCCCCTTTCCCTCTTCCCCATGAAAACGTACTACTTCCCTAGTACACATGGAGAGAGGTTCTGGTGGTTGCCAACCTGAGCAGGCTCCTTTAAGCCTGCATCTGAACGGGTACCTTTAAACCCGAAACAATCAAGAACGCGCTTGCGTTCCAGCCAGGGGTGGTTCAGCGGTATACCCCTGCAAAGCTCTGCCGTGATTCCTTACGAACAGGCGAAGCCGTGTGTTTGCTTCGTGCCTTGCCCGGTTCTCCTTGCGGAAAGAAACCGGCTCGGCTTCATACGATTCCTGGTACACAGCCGCATAACGTTGAATAGCTTTTTGTCGTGCGGATGGTGCCAGGGTTAATAGCTGCTGCTTTATCCATTCCGAATCTGCCTGGCTATGGTTGTCAGGCATAGCCAGGTGCTCATTACGGTTGATATCCATCAGAGCTAAACCTTTCGGGATAGAGGATCTGAATTTCCGTCAATTCTGCGTCGAACAATTTGGCCAGCTTCTCAGCAACTTCTGGAGAAGGCCTCTGTATACCTCGCTCCATTCGACTAAGATTACCGGGGTCGCACTTAATGGATGATGCAACCTCCTGAATGGTCATCTTTGCTTTGAGGCGAGCTTTGCGTAGCGGTGTAAACATGCGCATAACTCCATATGTGTTTTAGACATAATATGCGTGACAAACATATTATGCAAGTTGAGTTGTGTGAGTTGCAAAATTATGTATAAAATACAAATTAAATAACATTTGGCGGGGGTGCTTCGATGAACGTAGGGCAACGGATTAGAGAGCTGCGAAAAGCAAAGAAAATGACTATAAACCAGCTGGCGTCCCTAACTGATTGGGATGTCGGCAACATTTCACGGCTCGAAAGAGGTATGCAGGGCTACAGTGAAGCCAGCCTCAAAAAAATTGCCGAGGCGTTAGAAGTTCCCCTTTCCGAACTATTTTCTTTCCAAGATAGAAAAGATACTGTAGAAACATACAGTATCAATTCACTTTCGTCGGAAAGGAGAAGGGACGTGTATCGGGTTGATGTTATGGACGTTTCTGCAAGCGCTGGCAATGGGAACTCTACCCGCGACTTCATCGAAGTTATTAGTTCGATAGAGTATGTTACCGAAGAAGCAAGAAACCTCTTTGGCCACAGGCCAGCAAATCAGGTCAAGCTCATTAACGTTCGCGGCGATAGCATGCAGGGCACAATCGAGCCAGGTGATCTCATTTTTGTTGATGTCGGTGTCAACCATTTCGACGGTGACGGTATATATGTTTTTGATTTTAGCGGCGATCTCTTTGTAAAACGTCTTCAGAAAATCAAAACTCAACTTCACGTGCTGTCTGACAATCCGCTGTATAGAGAATGGCAGATCACTGATGAAGAGATGGATATGCTTCACGTTTGCGGCAAGGTACTTTTAAGCCAATCACAACAGTTCCGACGCCACGCGTAACCCATCATCCCCGCACATACTAAAGAGCCTTCCGGCTCTTTTTTTTTGCTTTTGAAACATATCTTTTAAAGTCAGGAAAACAGTTGGTTATACCTAAAATATGTTTATCACGCATATTTATGTTTGACAGACAATTTTGGTGATCGTATGCTTATTTCATCGGCATACAACGGAGTTAACTAAATGACCAGCGAGCCAACTACTAAAAAGTTTTACCAATTAGTTGATATCGAAGATTTTCGATTCAGTAAAGATTGCTCTCATATTCATTACGGAGATATTGCAACTGATTGCGATACCAAAACGACTTCAATCTTAGAAGCAATAAATCATCTAAGTTTAAGTATTTTTAGTTTGTCAGAAGATGAAGTAATTAATAGAGACAAAATCCTCAGTCTCACCTGCGTTATCGCTGATCTTGCTGAACTCGGCGTTGCGACAAATAAAATATCTCATGCAGCTTCATATCTTTCTGGGTTAAAGGATGGGAATCATGGCGCATGAAATTTCATTAGAGCAGGTAGCTGAGCGAGCGCATCAAGCGGAAATTATTTGTCGAATGATGGAGTCTTATCCTGACAGAATGGCTGATTCCGAAGTGATAGCCATTGCCTCGCTACTGCGCAGGCTCACAGGCGATGTATGCGCCTGGTTGATTGAAGAGCAGGCTATTAAAGTCAAAAACAAATAACCACACCGATAATTTAATCTGGAATAAATACAGCTTTATCGCTGGGGAATATTACATCCTTTTAATGGGTTTTTATTATGGTTAATAAAGCCGCTTATAAAACAGCGCAATTAATACGGAGCGCCGGGTATTGGCATATCGCCAATCTCTTTCTAAAGAAAGCATATGGGAGATAAGTTATGTCCATTCAAGATAGGCAAGATATTCAGACACTGAATATCAAAGCAGAACAGCTCAATTTCCTTATGCAAACTATCCACGCCCATCATAAGGATTTCGATTGCTACCAGCTTGATGGCCTTTTAGGTCTGGCTTATGACCTCGCTGGCTCTGTTTATTCATGGACCGAGAAAGAGGAGAAAATTGTACTGGCGAATGAAGACGCGCAAAGAAGGATTATTTAAATGGATAAATTAATCGAAACATATCGCCGTCGAATTCTTAAAGCAGCGTTACTCCGCCACCAGCGTAAAACCGGTAGTAACTGCATCATTATTAACCAGCCAAAAGGAGAAATAAAAACTATCGAATTAACAGAGATTCTACTCGATGGCCTATTGAGCCGATTTGAAAAACAGGCCGTGAGCGAATTCGGAAATATTGAAGGGATTAAGGCGGTCAGGGGAATTTATAGCAGCGCTGTAGACGTGAATGGCCGCGGTGAGTTCCTGACGGAAAGCGGCAAAGAGTTAATCGACGATCTCATTGCAGAACTGGTCGATTTTGCCAAAAAGCATAAACCAGCAGCTGCGGAGGCTAAGCATGATCAGTCAACAAAACGTTAGCCAGAGTGGTCGCCCGGTTCTGAACGTAGATCTGCGTGTTCTGCCTGACTTCACTGGCCGCGTCGTTCTCTACATCGAAAACGGCCAGGTTAAATGTGATCGGCGGTTATCTCCCGACGAGCATATCTGTGCTTTGGACACGTTTATTGAAATGGCTCGTGATATGGAGCTGCGCATACAGGAGACATCAAATGGCTGATGTTAATTATTCAGTAGAGCACGGCCCTATTGATGTCGTGCTCACTATCGAGAACGGGAAGGTGATTCATTCGCGCCCAGTGCAAAAAGGTGAAGTAATAGCGTCTCTGGAAACATTTTTATGGATGGCAGAACGTGCGGGCTACACCGTCATTCCACCTGCGGGAGATAAGGACAATGGCCCTGACAGCGATACGCATTCCTGAATGGGTGCATTCACAGGCGGTGCAGGTGCTCAGGCAATACAGATCCAGGCGAGTGTATCCCTGCCGGATGCACAGCACAGGAAACCTAAGCCTGAGGGTAAACCGCCGTTGGCGCCTGCTTTCTCGCGATGGCGGCCAGAACTGGGAAGTAATGAGCCACGAACGGTACAGCAAAATGAAAGATCGAAAATGAGTGCTGGCCTTAGATGAGTCCTTGCGGTTGCCAGTCAAATACTTTTCCCAATTATCGGAGGTTCAGGATGGAAAAAACGCAGATCCAGGTAGAAAACCTGAAGACAATTACTGACTGCCTGCAGCAGCTGCTCCTCGCCAAAGAAGTGCAGCTCAGCATTGAGGATCAGCTGTTCAGTTCTAAAAGCAGCAGTGAATGGAGCGCCTGGCGTAAGAAGGCTGAAAACGCGCTACGAGTTGTTAAAGCAAAACGACGTGTTATCACGGCCCAGCTGGCCATACTTCGCTAGGAAGAGAAAGAACGCACGCTCCAGCTCCACCAGCAGCGCAGCGATTACCTCGTTCAAGAGCTGAAAAACATAGTCACGCCCTCTTCCTTCGAACGATGTGTTCGCCTGGCCGACAAAAAAATGGAGAGCACTAATGCGTGATACTGCCGATGTCGTTTTGCTGGTCCCGAATGATTGGGTAAGCGAAAAGGTGCTGATCGCGGTCACCGGGCTTAAGCCCGGAACCATCCTCCGGGCCAGAAAGGAATGCTGGATGGTCGGTCAGGAGTATATGCACGTTTCACCGGACGGAAACCCGAAACCATCCAGCGAATGCATGTACAACCGGAAAGCGATCGATGCATGGGTGGCCTCGATGAAAAACAAACAGCCAGGGTGATTTGATGCCATGAAAAAGGTAATCTCGTATCGCTCTTGGGCGTCTGGAGGAACCAATGGATAAAGTCACATATCCGACAGGCGTCGAAAACCACGGCGGCTCGTTGCGCATCTGGTTTAGTTACAAAGGTAAGCGTGTCAGGGAAAACCTCGGTGTCCCTGACACCATGAAGAACAGGAAGATCGCCGGGGAACTGCGAACATCAGTCTGCTTCGCAATTCGCACAGGGACGTTCGACTATGCGGCACAGTTTCCCGAATCACCTCACCTCAAAACTTTTGGGGTGGGTAAGAAAGAAATCACAGTGAAAGAACTTGAAGAAAAGTGGCTGGATCTGAAAAAGATGGAAATTTCTTCGAACGCCCTCAATCGCTATGAGTCGGTCGTAAGAAATGTAGTGCCGAAGATCGGAGGGGGTCGGCTGGTAGCCTCGGTGACCAAAGAGGAACTGCTGTACATCAGGAAGGATTTGCTGACCGGTCACCAGACGCCAACGAAGGGAAAGACCCCGCCGAAAGGGCGAAGTGTTGTTACGGTGAATTATTACATGACAACAATCGCCGGAATGTTCCAGTTTGCGGCTGATCACGGTTACTTAGAGGCGAATCCGTTTGAAGGTATTAAGCCGCTGAAGAAAGCCAGGGTAGAGCCAGATCCGCTTACTCGTGACGAATTTATCCGTCTTATTGATGCATGCCGGCATCAACAGACAAAAAACCTGTGGTCACTGGCAGTGTACACAGGGGTGCGTCACGGGGAACTGCTCTCCCTGGCCTGGGAGGATATCGATCTTAAAACGGGAACAATAACAGTACGCCGTAATTATACGAAACTGGGCGAGTTCACTCTACCAAAAACTGAGGCCAGCACGAACAGAGTGATTCACCTGATAGAACCCGCGGTTAGCGTCCTGAGAAACCAGGCTGAACTGACAAGGCTGGGTAAGCAGCATCACATCGATGTTCAGTTGCGTGAGTATGGCCGAACCGAGCGGCATAGCTGTACGTTTGTCTTTAACCCTCAGTTAGTCAGGCGCAGTGAGCAGGTGGGTTTTGTTTATAAGGTCGATTCGATAGGTGACTCCTGGGACGCAGCGGTTAAGCGAGCAGGCATCAGGCACAGGAAAGCCTATCAGTCGCGTCATACGTACGCATGCTGGTCATTGTCAGCTGGCGCTAACCCCAGCTTCATTGCCAGCCAGATGGGCCACGCTAGCGCCCAGATGGTGTTCAATGTGTACGGAGCGTGGATGGCTGACAGTAGCTCAGAGCAAATAGCGATGCTCAATCAGAAACTGGCCGCCTTTGCCCCATCAATGCCCCATAGCCTACAGGGGAGCGATGGGGCATTATTAAAATCAGTAAGTTAG